CTGGCAGTTACTAGATGATGGAGATGATGCCGTTATCATTATTGAGAAGCGTACTGAGAAGGCCTTTGATTTATTCATTGGTCCTTTCTTTCAGCGATTAGGCTTCAAGATGACGGTAGAAGATACAGTCTATGACCTTGAGCATCTAGACTTCTGTCAGTCCCGGCCAGTGCGGGTGGGGAATAAATACGTCATGGTACGTAACCCTATCAAAGCACTGAGTGGGTCGTTGTGTTCCGTATACTCCGTGCGGGATATAAAATCTATGAAACAATTGGTATGGGCTACAGGACAATGTGAGCTGGCTCTTGGGGCAGGGGTGCCCATCATGCAAGAGTTCGCACTTGCCTGCATTAGAAACGGATTACAGTTGAAGGAACGAAGACTCGATCAACTTCGTCACGAGATGAGTTACAGGTACTGGGTACTGCCAGAAAAGGTGCAGCCCACTACTATATCTCCGGAGACCCGATACTCCTTCGCGCGCGCATTCGGGATACCGGTCAGTCAGCAACTGATCGCTGAGGAGGAGCTCCGCGGGTGGAGCATTTCCTTGGATGGTATCCAGCACCTCCAAGAACCGCGCGACTCGGGCGAAGAATTGATATTCGAGTACCCACACTAGCCCACCATCCGAATATTCGTTGACTTGGTTGACGTCATAACCATCTATATTTTAGTCAAGGCACCAGAAAGCATGGTTAAATTGAAGACAAAGAGAAATAAGAAGCTTCTGGCTGCTGGTTCTCGTAGAGTACCAAAAGGGAAAGGAGGGAAGAAGAAGAAAACTATTCCTCGCCGCGTCCTTCCGCTGTTCGCGGCTGCCCAACTTTCCCCCTTTGATGAAGGAGTCAAAGGAATCAAGGTCCCAGACCAGGCGACAGCACCATCGTTTACAGCGCTGTCCAGGGACCTTACCGGTTTTACCACAGACGCCACCTACGGTGTTTCAGGTTCAGTGTTCCGGTATCACCCGACGAACTTTCGCGTTGGCGTTACTGCTGCTAGCTCTAGTTCCTGGAGTTTTACTGCCGCTTTTGGTAATGCCGTCAACACGACTAACTTATCCTCCCTTACTGCGAGTTTCGCAGCCCTGAGACCAGTTGCGTGGGGCGTTAGACTGACGTCTAGACTAGCCACCACGACTGCGAGTGGAAACGTTCACATATGTTTGGTACCTGACCTAGTGGATGGCACCACTTGGACATACCCTACTACTTTGTCTGCTATGGAATCCTGCGTGGGTTACCGTCGCATACCAGTAGCTGAGTTGTGTACAAATGAGGTCGTCATAGCGTCTAAGTTTACCGATGGTAGCGCTTTCACTTATATTGACCCAGCCAAGGCCGACACAGGAGCACCTGGCATCGCCCCGGCATCGGGGTGGATGGCCATTATGGTGATCGTGGAGGGTCCAGTCAGTACTACTAACATTATAGATACTGATGCGATTCACCACTGGGAAGCTCTGGCTGGAACGGGGTCCGCCATGGGCGTATTTTCGCCTTCAGAAGCGGCTCCCTCTAGTCCTGCAGCGATGGCAGCCACCAAATACCTAATTGACAAAGCTAGTCCAGTAAGAATAGTCTCAGATGTTGTCAATGATGAAGGGTTTTGGCGAGCCGCAGCTGATACGTTCTCAGCGGGGGTTAAGATAGCCACCGGTTTATATAATGGTATGGAACTACTTGGCGCTCTAGTCATCTAGTTCCCGAGATCATTGTGCACATTAGTCAAATCAACCAAGATATAAAGCAAAACCAAATAAAAATAAGTCGCTGACCACTCCCGGCAAGAGTGGTTTAGTAATAGTTGTTATATGTTAGGGCTCTTCCAAATCGACCTGGAAGCGCTGCTTTGCAGCCCTTTGGGGAGTGAGTTTGCTGTTTAGTAACTCTCCAATTGTATTGTATTAAAACGTGTTGCGTACAGTGATGGTTAGTTTTGCCAGACGGGCAATACGAGCCGGAGTACTTACAACACAGGAGTCATCCTGGCCGCATGGTGTCTACACCATAAAACCCTACCCGATGCGTTAATTCGGGAGGACCACACACGAC